TTTGTAAACTAGAATACATGTCGATCCTATTTCTGCCCCATCATAAGCACACTTGCGAAGTCTTTTATTATAACCGCGCTTAATCTTCTTACGTTCACCTGGTTTCCAATGATAGTATTTTTTAGATTTCTTGCTTAGAGCATCAAACTCATCGCCGCCTTTCATTTTAATACGTGTCGTCATTATGTTTCCAAATGTGCTTATGGTGGAGCAGCGCGGTACTGCCCCGCGGTCCATACATCCGTTATTAACGCTTACAGATTATATATTACAACATATCCTAAATCTTGTAAATGGCCTGTCACAATCTTTTTCGAGTGTGATATAATTAGCACATATCCATCCGCATCATATGCAATCCATTTATATTTTTTCTTCAGTATCGTGAATGTAGAGTTGGATGAGGGCATAGTGGAGAACTTTCATTAAATCCTTACGGGCGTCAGCACGACTACCCTTCTTCCCATAACGATTTGAATACTTATCAACATTTCCCATACAAAAACCGGTGCCGTGACCGCGTTCAATAATTACTTCTGTCGATTGGAACTTATTAGTAGAATAATGTCCATCATATGTAGCATCAATATAAGCTTGAAACTCTTCAATCAATGCGCCTTCATTAAATTTATAGTCAATCATTTATTCGTCCCAAACTCCATCCCATGTGTAAAACACGTGTTTATCAATTATTTTACTTACTTCCATTTGATCCGCCCATGACGGATTTACATACGTAGCGTGATAAAATGTAGCTCCCTGTGTAGGGTCATCTACGTTTCCTATCATTACATCTCTAGCAATAACTTTAGCTTGAGCCCACGATTTATTTTCTTTCGGTGTCTGATCTTCAATTAAAAACGTCCAACTAAATTGTTTTGGTTGGTACACTACATCACAAATATTGTTAGGCCATTCTGTATGCTTTACACGATTAATTGTAACGTGCGCAACTCCGATTTGGCCTTCTATAACTTCACCCCGTGCCTCGTGGTAGATATTCATGGCCAAGCAATTATGGCTTTCAGGATCTACCTCGGGATTCATCATAGTCAGAGTTACTGCTACTGCTGCTAGTCCTGACATGGTTAATAATCCACTTGCTATGTTAATTGTTTTTGACATTGGATATTTATAAACCTAAAACTCGACCTGCGTGCTCTTTTAAACCTTTATAGGGATTCTCAGTTAGAAACTCTGCGATTTGTTCGAAATAAAATGCAGACTTTTCATCACCTTCAAGTTCCAAAACTCCGGCGCATTCATTCATGAAATCGATAATTTCACCTAGTGCAACGCGGCCATCGCTTCCCATGGCCGCTTTATGTGATTTACCTTTACGCTGCATTAGCGGATTCCTCCATTTTAATTTCAGTCATCCAAATATCATGTTCAACTTCCATATCAGCTTCCATCCTTTCAATGTTTTGCTGAAGATCGTCAACAATGTCAAGCAGTTCAATTAAAACAGTGGCACGGCTATGACCAAAATTATGAGAACGACGAACGATGCTCATCAATTTCTTTCTCATCATTATTGCATCTTGAATATCATTTACCATAATCATTACGCTACTTCCTCCATTTTGTAAATTAAATTAGCTGCTGACATTTCAGGCTTAAATCCGATTGCAACAAAACCATAGTTAGCTACAACCAATACATTACCTTCTACATCAACGATGATATCACCGACTGAAAGTGAAGACATACGTGAGAAACGTGTAATCGCTGACTCAGGGCCAATGTTACCGATTTCAAAACATTGGTTAGGAGTTTCAGCACGAATATCAGAAACATGAGTATAAAGGCCATCTGTAAGAGCTTGATCAGCAATACCAGAAATGTTCTCACCGCTAAAATCAAAGTTCATCTCTGTTTTAGCTTCACGCTTCGCGTTAGTTTCGCCAGCGTTGATAGCTTCGATGTCTGCGTCAGAGTATTGAATTTGCCAAACTGTAAAAATCATGTTATCATCTCCTTTTGATAATACCATCCTACAGCATGTAAAAAGCAATGTACACAAAAAAGCGCCGATCGAAATTGTTTAAAAACAATAACTTGTAAAATAATTTGATTTTTATAAATATGGCTGAAATGAAGGAGTAAAATATGATTGATCCGATCACAGCAATTACTGCTGCGACGGCTGCTTTCAATGGTGTGAAAAAACTCGTGGCTGCTGGCCGTGAAATAGAAGATGTAGTTGGTCAATTAGGAAAGTGGTACGGCGCTGCAGCAGATTTACAAAGAGCAGAACAACAGAGTAAAAACCCACCCATATTTAAAAAGTTATTCGCTGGAGGTTCTATTGAAGAAGAAGCCTTAGCGGTTATCGTACAAAAGAAAAAGCTTGAAGAACAAGAAAAACAATTACAAGAATTATTAAATATAAGGTTTGGATTCGGTACCTGGAAAGAAATGGTAGAACTGCGTCGAAAGATTAAAAAAGAACGAGAAGATACCGTCTATAAACAAGAAGAAAGGCGTCAAGCTTTTATTGAAGGGACTGTTCTCATATTTTTAATAGCAGCGGGTTTTGGCATTGTAGGAGGAACCGTATTTCTTACAGGCCTGGGAGCAGGTTGGTGGTGACTTAAAGCCTTTAAAATATATTTTCTATGTTCTTTATATTCTTGTACTATTTGAGCAAATGATTTTTCTGTCATATTAGAAACTCCGCTAAAGTTGCTTTTTGTTGTTTTACTTCAAGTGCTTCTGGTCGCCAAATGTCTGGATACATTGGTTTATCATTTTTATCCATCATATAATAACCAGAAGCATTTTTAAGTCCTCTCCCTGAACGATCGAGGTTATTTAAAAATCTTACAAAAATACAAAGTGTATCTTCATGAGCTACAGCATTTGTACCAAGATTTTCTGTAAGATCTGCTAATGCACGATCATGATATTCTACTTGACTCATTCCTTTTGGCTTTCGAAACATTTGTTCGATTGCTTGTCTAGCATTATTACCACAATATAAACTACTATTAGGATCTACATATTGTGGATGATACGTAGCAATATCTGCAATGGCTTGCGCATACGGAAAGTTCCAACGACGAACGCCGTTCTCTATATTTTTCTGATTAAGTCTATCAGTTAAACTTTTCTGTTCAAGCGGTGGATTACCCGCATTATAGTTTTCTCTAAGATGTTCTGTCAGTTCGCCCATCAGTTCTAAACCAAAGCTCGTTATATGTTCAGGAAGATTCATACCTTTCTTTGGAGTGGGATTCTGGTTACCGATAGTAGAAAACATCTTCTTACCAGCTTTTTTCCACTGTTTCATTAGGCCTGCCATCTCATCTGCAGTTTCATGTAGGCCAAAATGACTTACAATGCTATGATGATATCCATGCCAAGACTTACCAGCATAAAATCCAGATCCTGTACTACGATGCGTATAATAAGCAAAGACATATTCTCGAAGAGTCCATTTATTTGTAACATATTTCTGAACGCGTTCTTGTACGTCTTTAGGCCTTTTCTTAAAAACTATTTGATTAGTGCCGTGATTTAAATCTTGATTAACGTTATTGAATCCTTCATATGTACGCGATACACAATTATATGCAGGAATATTTTGCATCAGTTCGTCGTTAACGTTTTCATCAGCTTCAGGGCCAAGATAGTCAACATCACCAATTAGGCAATTCTCTTCAAGCCACTTTGAACGAGGCCAGAAATAATCTACATAACAGTCGTAATTTGGTCTTCTTTCTAATTCCATCACATAAAGCTTTCTAATGTATTTTCACTCTCGCCCCAATTCATGCGGCGGTAAAACATAGGATTAAGATGTACAGATTGAGGTTTCTCCATTCTATCTATAGCAAATTTTTCTTCATCCATGTCATACCATGCTTGAGGTGCTTTTACTAATTTCATTTCATAAATTTTCATACACCCTTCAATATTCCAAGCTGCTAGCATTCTTTCACCCCTATCTCCCCAAAATGGTTTGCCTTTATAGTAACCAGTTTTAGGCAGCTTACGACCTTCGAATTCAATAGGCCATGGTACGGCATATTCTACTTCAATGCCAAGACTTCTACCAAAATCAGAATATGCTTCGACCATTTTATAGATGTCAGTTTGAACTCTGCATAAATGGTGACGCACATCAATATTACCAAGAGATATAGTAACACCTTTATGATGTGGTTTGATATGAGATCTGATATATGCAAAGTCTTCTTTAATCTGGCCAAACAATGTAGTACCATCTTGCTTGACTACACTACTATTCTTCGGTGCGTACGCGCACACGTGACTATCACCAATAGCTAACCATTCGTGTGGCAAATCACTGCCTACAAGAGATTTAGCTTCAGAGAGCTTCTCAGTTATGGCATCACACCAACCTTTGTC